TTGTCCTAGTGATCTAGCGCAGTATGATTTTCTGCGATTCGCAGCTTTTGATCCGGGCTTCACTTTTCCCGTCACGGCTGTTTTTAGTTTTGAGCCAGGATTTGCACGTCTATAGGCAGCGACACCTGCTCGGGTCATGCCAGCGCCCGACTTCGTCGAACGATAATTTTTTTTAGTTCTTGGTATTGGATTATCTCTTCTTGCCATTTTTATTTTTAATCATTCCACCTTTTTTATGTAAGGTTCTTTTAGGTTTAGATCTCATCATATTTTTATATTTAGGGTCTTTAGGATTAATAGGAACTTCTAATTCTACAATACCTTTTTTTGGATCTACTAAGTATTTTCTTTTTCTAGGCATTAAATCATTCCTTTATAATATTTTTTATAACTTGAATTACCTACAGTTTTGCCGTCAATATCAAGTTTTATAAAACTTCCTGTATAACCACCGTTAGCTTTTTTAGTTCTATTTGTAAAGGTTTTTACATTTGTTGGTTTAGGGCCAGTGTTCGACGCGGCACGTTTTCGTTTGACTGCAGAAGCCTTTTGTCCAGCAGTCATGCTTGTTGCCTTTGCAAGAGGGACACATTTCGGATACTTCCTTTTGCTCCCCTTCGATCTGCCGCAAGGTTGATATTTGCCGTCCTTCTTCGGAGCTCCGATGTCTACCCATTTCTCTTGTACCCACTTACGTAAACCCATATTAAATATATTTAGTTGTTTTTCTTCTGTTAGACATTACACGGCCACAGCCTTTTGCGATTTTTTTTAATGGAGGAAGTTTTCCTTCTTGTCTTAATTTTTTGTCTGGATCAGATTTTTTTAATTTAGCTAATACGCTGCCGCCTTTTTTATAGCCACTTCTTTTTTGAATCGCTCTTTTTCTTCCAGAAACTTTATGTCTAGATCTTTGTCCGTAATCAGCTCTTTCTCTTAATGGAGCTTCGTCTGCTTTTCCACCTTCAGCTTTCTTTGCTCGTTTCTTACCACCTGGCGTAACTTTTCCAGAACAAACTGCAGAAGCATACATGTTTGCGTAAGCCGAAGGATAAACCTTAAACTTTCTTTTCGCTGCTGCTTTTCCTCTAGCGCAAAGTTTAGCCATAATTATTTACCAAATTTTTTTACTTCAGGTCTAACTGCACCAAAACCTGTTAATTGAGCGTGATTAACAACACCACCTTCTTTGAAGACACCTCTGCCTTTTAAGACATCCGCTCTAGTTACTTTTCCGTCACCAGTTAAATCTGGAAATGATTTTTTTGCACTTGATTTTCTATGTTTTCCAAATCTATCTTCTGGATTATCTTTAAATTTATTTTTTTTCTTCATTTTTTAGCCTCCTTTTTACAGCCACATTCGTGTTTACAAATACATGGTGTAATTTTTAGCACTTTGCACACCATATAGCAAAGTTTATTATATATTTTTATTAGCATATTATTTCCTCTTAATTAAATCAGTTGCTTTTAAACCGTACACGCTGGCAATAACCCCAACGAATATCGTTTGGTACCAAAATGGAAGGTCTGAAAAGTATTCGAAGAACAATTTCATCTTGTCCATCGCTGTCGGGTCTTCCGACCAAACCGCCCAGGCCAACATCACTATGGGTGCCGACAATAATAACAAAATAAATTCATCTTTCCAGTCCGAATTTCGTGATTCTAGTAATTTTCCTTGATATTCTGCCTCACCTTTAGCCATAGCCTCAGCATGACGCTTTTGTGCATCGGACATTAACATTTTTGTCTGTTGTCGGTTCTTGTAAATGTGTGAACCCGCTTGAATTGCTAATTTAAATGCACTTAACCACATCATTTTTTACTTTTTTTACTTTTTCCAGCTTCAGAAAGTGCAATTGCGATTGCTTGTTTTCTAGATTTAACTTTTTTTGGTGATTTTCCAATATTGAGTTCGCCTTTTTTAAATTCTTTCATTACTTTTTTAATTTTTTTCTGTGGTTTTGACATTTTTTTCATTAATTGCCTCCTTGTTGCTTTAATTTAGCCGCTAAAATTGTTTTTTCAATTGAAGTATCAGCTCTTAAATTAGCTAATTCTTCATCTTGTTGTAATTTTTGATCTTGATTCATTTGATTCATCATCGTTTTCATCTTATCAAGGTTCATTCTCTCTTCACCTTCTTGTTTTTTACGATCATTTTCCTGTGCTCTAAGATCAAGTTCTCTTGCTCTTAATTTTGCAATTGGATCATTAGAAAAATCTCCAATTAATCGTTTTTCTTCTGTTAAAAATTCTTCCATAGCTTCTGAAATAAGTTTTGCTTTTCTTGCTTCAATCACTTGAGACAATCTTTGAGCTTGTGGTTTCATCGCTTGAGCCATTTGTGGGTTCTGTTGCATTTGTTGTTGCATCATTGCAAGTTGTTGCATTTCTTGTTTGAACTCTAATTCAACTTGTTCTTGTGACATAACTGAAATGTGTTCAAAAATATTTTTTTCTAAAGCAGCCATAATAGGTGGATTGTTTCTAGCAATGTTGGTTGCCATAAAACTTAAGTGTGCTTGAATGTGAGCATTATGATCCTGTCCTGGAAATGCTTGGAATGGTTTCCCTGCGAGAGCATCAATGTGCTCTAACGCAGGGTCCTTTGGTTGTGGGGGTAAAGGTCTAATTAAAATCGTATCAACATCTTTTACGCCAATCGCTTCATACATGTTTCTATAAGCTTGATATAAATTATGCATTTGTGGATTTGACATTGCCAATTGCAGCTCCGTTTGCGCAAGGGAGATACGCTGTGTTTGTGAAAAGATATTGGGATCTGCAACTGGCAGGATATCTACACGATCGTCAAAGTCTGATTGTTTAATCATTCTTTGACCACCTACTACATCGTACGGATACTCAGCAGGTAGATAAAGTTTAAAAACTCTTGATAATAAATTAAATTCGTTTTTCAAAGCTGCATAGATTCTTTTGTGAATCGCAGACATGGTTCTTGATCCTCTTTCTAAAAGCGCAACTGTCGTTCCCACTGCCGCTTGTTGATTCCCATCACCTACTTGCATGTCAGCTATAGATGCAAAGCGCTGACCAGCTTGTACAACGACACCCAATAAGTTTAGAAGTGTTTGAGATGGCTCTTTAAAAGGTAGAGGCATAAATGCATCTCTAATGTTTCCACCAGGTGCATCAACATCTCTAAATTCACCAGGTTGAATGGATTGAGCATCATCTCTGATTCTAATTCCTCGCTGTTTAAATCCTGCAGGTAAATTGGATAATGTCCCTGCATCAAGTAATTGTCGTAACGCAGCTGTTGCTGTTCGTGATAATCCACCAATCATGTGAATTAAACCAAATCCGTAAAAACCTAGTCCTGGTAAAAATTTAAAATGTACAAAATATGAAATCTTTTTTCTTAATGGATCATTAGGTTCATAATTTCTTCTGATGGATAAAACTTCTCTAGAATTTTCTTCAATAGTTACAATATAAGGTATTTTAATTCCTGTGGGCTCTCCATTAATATCTGAATCTTCAAATCCTTCTAAATCTAAATTGACGTGACACTCTAGTAATGTAAATACATCTTCTTCTCTTCCAGATTTACTTCTTCCCTCAAGTTCCATTTCTTTTTTCTCAAGGTCAGATAAATTGTCTTGTCCAGGTTTTAATTCTATATCTCTATAAAACCCCATGACTTGTTGTTTTCTTAATTCATTTTCAGAAATTTTAATTTTATGAACAATTGTCTCTGCATCGTCTAAAGATGTTGCTGTATAAGGTACAACTAAATCTTCAGCAGGAACAAATTTAGAAACAGCTCTTTGTAACATTTCATCATAGTAAACTTTTTTAAATGCAGATCCTGCAAGGGGTAAATAAAATAACATTTGATCAAACTCAGGCTCATACTCTTTCATTTGATCCATGATTTGATAATTCATAAAATCTTTTACACGATTTGCTTGTTGTGTTTTTTCTGGTGTTGTCATTCCAACAACTTGAGTTCTAACAGGTCCACCTGCAGGTAATAATTCTTTATAAGCTAATGCTTGAAATTGTGTTGCAGCTTCAGCAAGGACAGGGTGAGTTGCACCTGATGCTCCTGCAAAAGGTTCTGTACGATTGTTATATTTAAATCCTAATAAATCTAATCCTTCAGTGTAAGTTTTCTCCCAATCTTTTCTAGACATTTTATAGTCTTGATAGTTTGAGAATAATTGCGAACCAATCATATTTAATTCTTGTTCGTCAATAAACTCAGCTAAGTTTGCATTGAAATCTTGAGCTTCAGTTTGAGCAACAGCATTTGGATCGAAATTAATTTCCGCTCCACCATCTTCCATTTCTGTAATACCAACATCTCCCTGATTTTCTTCAGTTAGCTGTTCTTCCATTTCAACAGCTAAGTCTTCAGCTGTTTCTTCAGGTTGTTCTTTTATGTTTGGTAATGCCTTGTCTATTTCTGCCATTAATTTTCTCCGAATGTACTGTTTTAACAGTATTATAGTTTATATTCAAGCCTTGTGAGTTAGGCCCTCGTTTAGGTGGTGGCCCTGATTTTTTACCTATCATTATTCGTATATCTCGGTTCCAGGTTTAGGTTCAATTCCTTCGTTTTTCAATCTTTCTTCATCAATGAATTTTCTAGCTTTGTCTCTAAATCTTGTATCATTTGGATTTAATTTGTTCATTTTATGTAGGTCATCAGCTATTTCGTTATAAGCATCATAGTCTACCCCATACTCTACGTCTTTCAATTTACCATCTCCATCTGGTCTAACGGTAACGTCATCAAAGAACGTTGCTCCTGTTTCTAGATCTTTTTCAAATTGAAATACTTCTTCTGAATAACCGTAATCACCTTGATCATTAATTTTACTAACCGTAAAACCATTTACATCTTCTGCATATTCATAATTGTTATATCTATAAACCACAGGTCCTGATCCTGGTTTTGGAGCATCAATAATTTTACCTCTTGTTTTAATATTGGTAATTAAATCTAAAATAATTTCAGGCACACCATCAATTCTTCTTCCACCATAGGTTGCTGCTTTTTGTACAAGTTTCTTAGCACTCTCTTTTCGTCCGAGTCTCAAGAGGCCAGCTGCGAATGCCGCGATACCTGCACTAATCACACCTACTCCTTTGATAAACCCTCGTCGACCTGGACTTTGAACTTGCGGTATTTGATTTGGATCAATAGGTAAGGTTGGTTTGTCAAAAGGTGTTTTCATTTTATCTTTAGGATCACCACCTTCACTCATTCCAACTCTTCCGCCCTCAGCAAATAAATTTTCTACAGCTTCATATGCTTGCATGATTTTTTCACCAGCAGGATCATAAATATTTTTTTTAATACTTTGTGTAAGTGTTCTACCAAAATCACCACTTTCAGCTCGTTCTTTATTTGCTTCAATATAATTTCTATAAGCTCTTCCATATGCTTCCTCTTCTGTATTAAGATTAGGATCTAGAAAATCTTTTTCTAATTGTTTTCTTTGTTTATCCATTGCAGGTCGTAAAGACTCTACCGTGAAAAAGTCTTCAGTTGATTCTTCACCTGTTTCTGGTTGAACAGTTTTTTCAAAGCCTACATTAGCATCAAGTTTAGATTCATTCGCAAGTTTTTTCTGATATGCTTTTACATTTTCAATATCTTTAGGATCAGCGTGTTTTAAAATTTGTTCTTCTTCGGTAGAACCAAATCCAACCAAACCAAAAATCGATTCACCTAATACTTGATCATAAGGTTTTCCTTCTGCAATACTTTCAACAGCAAATAAACCTTCAATACCCAGTTCAACTAAAGCTCCCAGTCCAACTCTTGCTGCAGGAGTTTTTAAATATTTTCTAACTTTTTGTAACGCACTTGGGTTTCCTGCTTTGGCATCTTGAATAATTTCTGCTCCTCTTAAAAAACAATTAGATCCTTTTTTAAACTTAACTCTACTACCATCAGTGTATTTATTCTTACATGCTAGGTTTGAAATAGCATCAATCGCATCTTGAGGTTTTATTTTTTTTAAATTATTTATAATAACTCTTGCTTCTTGACTGGTTTTTGGTTTTGCATTTTTAGATATATTTTCAAATAAATCGTCTTTATTTTTTTCAAAAAGTTTTATTTTCATCAACTCATCAGGAGTTTTATTTTTCTTTTTATATATTTCATCTATATCCTTCATAGTCATTCCTTCGAAAATATCTGTAGTGTCAACTCCTGTTTTTGCTCCAAAAGTATATCCAAAACTTCCATCATAATTTCTAATTGAAAAAGCTTTTTCACCGTCTGAAGCTGCAGCTAATTCAATTCCATATTCATTTAATTTATTAAATGTTGATTTCCAACCTTTAGGTTTTTTCTCCAGTAAATTGTTTTGTGCTTTAATTACTTGATTAATTTCTTTTTCTAAAACTTTATTAAATTTATTATTTGTATCTGCTGGAGCATACGAAATCATTTCGGGAGATTGAAATTGATTTTTTAAAGAAGTCATATGTGATTTAACAGTTTGTGGATCTCCTTCTAATATTTTTTCAACACGATAACCGCTCATAATTTTCTTTTGTTTTTGATATTCTTTTGATCGTTTTAATTTTCCTTCACTGCCTTGTATAAATTTTTTAATTTCTGGAGTTTTTTTTGAAGGACCTTTTACTTGTGCTTTTAGTATTTCATCTACTTTTTCTTGATTATCAAGAGCCGTTAAATCATAAATATTAGCAGATTTATCGTAAGGATTTACTTTTGTTTTTATGTTATATTTTTTAGTAAAACGACCAGAATTATTACTAAAGGATCTCAAAGATTTTAAAGAAATACCTTTTTGTTTTGCTTTTTCAAAAAACTGTTCTACAGTGCCATATCCTTCCGGCAAAGGTCTGGGTGGACCTTTTGAAAATTTTTCTCGCTGCACGACGCCACCATCTGCGTTCGGTTTACGCCCAGATTTTTTAAACTGTTCTAATTCATACTCACCGAACATTCTGTCAAATAAATCGTCGAACATTCCTGGGTCGTCTTTTAACATCTGCTTTCTAATAGGATCATATTTTTTTGAATAAGTATCTTTAACAAAGATATTTCCGTCCTTGTCTCTTCGAACCACTCCTCTGGCTTGTCCTCTTGGAAGTAAACCATATTCACCTTTTAAAAACTTTTCTATGTCTTCTTCAGGGATACCTTCTTTTTTACCTAGTTGTCTTAAACCATCTGGTGATAATATTCTTTTGATTATTTTTTTAACTGCTCCACCACCTGCAAACTCCATCTTCGGTTGCTCGATATCTGGAAAATCTACAGTCGTATCGTCGATACTAGGATCATAGACAACAGTGCGAAGTCCACCGGACTTTCTCTTTATTGCTCTTAAAACATTTTGATATTTACCGAGTTCCATTTAGAACCCCATCAAGTAGTTTAGACCGCCCTCAGCATTTAGTGTTCTACCTTCTAAATTTCTACGATATAATTCTAAAGCGCCTCTTGCTTCTTCAATGCCTTCTATAGTAACACCTTTTTCAGCAGCTATAAAATCATCAATCGTTTTTCCTGGAGTTCCAACACCATACTCATTCATTGTTTTTACAAAATCAAACATAGCGTTTTTTGATACTTCAGGGTCTGAACTAAAAAAATTTTTACTAAAATCTTCTAATTTTTTTCCAGGAATTCCTGTAATGCCTTGTTGCTTTTCAATGTTTTCAATTAATTTTAATTCATCAAGTAGTAACTGAACGGTTCCTTGTTTTCTAATCTTGTCTGCATCTGCAATGGAGTATTGTCCTCTTGGTGTATCAACAACATCTTGTCCTGCTTTTTCTCTAAGCTCTGATGAAAATCTTTTGAACATCGGCTCACCTGTTCCAGATACACCCGATCTTTGTCTTGCTTTTCTCATCGCTTCTCTAATATATTTTAAAGCTGGTCCACCAAATTGATATGCTTCTCTCGTGTCTACAACTCCACCTTCTGCGTAAGTTTTATATCCTCTATTTTCTAAAGCTTTTGTTAATGCATCTTCAGGTAAAGTGCCGTCCATAACTTTGATGTAGATATCCATAAGTTCAGACTCACCCGTGCTTTCAATAAAATCTTTTGCGCTTGCAATACCTCCTTGTTCAAAGTCATCTCGTTCAGGCATTTCAATTTCAAAATCAATATCAACATCATCTACATCAACTCCCATATCATCGGCCATTTCTTCTTTAACTCGAAGTAATGCTTCATTAGGATTCATTTCTTCTCCTTCTAATAATTTTTTTCTAGCACGCATTAAAATATCTGCTTGAGTTGGAGTGTATCCTTCTTTAATTAATTGTTCTTTAGAAAGATCTGTTCCAAAGTCTTCTATTAATCGCATTGGCATCGTAGATCTTGGAGTATCATCTCTTACAGGAATTTGATCCATCATAGATTCTAAACCTTCTTTGTCTTTTGTAACCTTAGCTCTAGCTTTAGCACCAGACTTTTCTAAATTAACTTTTGATTGTTCATTCAACGCTTCTAGTTTTTTTCTCATCGCTCTTTCTCTAAGCGTTGGATCTTTTAAAGGCATTGCTTCTATTTGTGCTTTAGGCATAGCCTCTCGCATCTCGTTGCTCATAGGAGCTCCACCTTCTGCTCTGTATCTCTCCGCGTTTAAATAAATGGTTTCAGCATCTTGTGATAAGGTTTTTGAAATAATTTCTTGTGGACTCGCTTCACCAGCATACTGTTCTAGATTTTGTTGAACCGCATCACTGACTGCTTTTTGTGCATCGTCTAAAATATCATCAGCTTCTTTCGGAGTTGGAAATCTCCCATTGGTTTTTACAAACCTCTTTCTTAAGAAGTTGAATATCTTATCCGCGATGTTAACCATTATTTACCTTTTTTATTTTTAGGGGGAATTAATTTTAGTTTTCCATCAACAATTTTAGGTTTACTTTTTAAAAACTTTTTAACCGGCTCTGGTCCTTTTTCACCTGCAAGTTTTACACCACCTATTGCGGCTCCTCCACCTACTGCGACTGCTCCAAGTTTTTTATTAGTTTTCGTGTCCCTAGCTCTTGCTGTTTGAGCTATTTTAATTTCTTCTTTTGCAACATCATATTTAGGAGGTGTTTGCTCCTTTTTTGCATATCGCATTTTCATTTTTTGAAGTTCCACTTTTGATTTTCCAAGTGGGTCTTTGTATCTAGGATCTACTTTTAAAGTTCCTGATTTTTTAGATTTAAGTGCTTTACCCAAACCTCTTTTTGCTATTCCAAATCCTGGCATAATAATCTCCTTTACAGATTAATAATACGTTTTAGGCGTAGATTCAACTGTTTCTTCTACGTAATCTTCGGGGTGTTGTAAGAAGCCCCCCTGCCTAAATCGCATAATTGCTTGCGTCGTCGAATCCACGAGATCGTCATGATCTCCATAAGGAAACGCCGCGCATTCCT